CATCTCCTTGACGCCATGAAGAACCACGAACACATGTTCAAGGCGATGAGGGGAGCTTGAAAGGTCAGGAAGTTAGCAACTGGCCCTCGGCCCAAAAAGCAATGAAAGGCCAACTGCCGGGGCACAATCCCGTGAAGGACCGCCCGGGGCACTACGCGGGATCGGCCGAGGACAAGACGGACTTCGGAGGATCGGGCTGGAAGATACGGCTCGATCCCAAGAACGACCGCGACAACTACATCCTGTCCCACTGGGTGAAGCAGAACAGGGACAGAATCAGAACCTACAAAATGGCATGGACGGAGGGCGACCACCCGGTGTGGACCTTGTACACGGGAACCGGGTCAGCGAAGGACGCCCAATACCTGGCGCAGAAGGCGGAAAAGGAGATAGGAAGATTCCTCAGGATCGGACAAGCGTTCCAGAGCGAGGACACGCTGCTTCCCGGAACCAAGATAAGCGGCCGTTTTGAGATAAGAGGGGACGAAAGAGGTTTAGACTCAAAACGGCACAAGGAAATAGTGGACGAGATTGAAAGGCTCAGACCGTCCCACAACCCCATGAAAGGACTCTACATGAGGTTCATGGCGAGCCCGCTATACAAGAAAGGGTTTCCCGCAACCACCAGCGGCAAGTCCGGCATCCCCGGGACCGCCTACTACGCGTGGCTTCAGGGCAACATCGGGACGATGAGGAGAAAAAAAGAGAACCCAGAGACGATCAAAAGATTCGAGCAGGAGGCCGAGGCAGAAATAGACCTTGTGAAGAAGGTCATCCAGTCAAAACTCAAGGACGTATTCTAGGGCCTCTGCTCCAGTAGCGGGCCGAACTTGCCGCCCGGAAGCCCGAAGAATATGGACTTGGGTTCGTCCTTCAGATCGGCCATGTTCTCTACGGAAATCTTGTCTATCTCGTCCATGGACGGAGCCTTTGCGGAAGGGTCCATCGCCCAAAGGAGACTCTCCCTCTCCGCCCACTTCTTGATCCTGCGTACGGGGACTATGAGATTGAAAGTCTCCCCCGCCCCACGAACGAGCATGCCGACGTACCTTCCGTCGGTTGCGAAGACGCCTCCGCCGCTGCTTCCGGGAAAAGCCGTGACAGTAGTCTGGTCGAAGAGAACCTTCGGTCCTCCGCTCAGGGAGACCGTGCGCCCAACCTGGCTCATTATGCCCGTGGTCATGCTGTTGCTGCCGTCCTCGCCCAACAGGCTTCCGACATGGAAGAGCTGCGAACCGAGGGGAAGACCCTTGAGCTCGTCATCAACATAGAACTTGAGGGAGTCCTGCACGAAGTCGGCCTTCCTGATCATTAGGAGGGCGAGGTCCTCACCGGTCTTGGCATCCGAATACTTGACCACCTTCGCGTCCAGAACCAGCTGCCCCATGGTGCGTCCGCCTTCGATGATCTTCTTCTTGATCTCTGCGTCCTGGAACTCCACGGTCTTCTTAACATGGCCCTCAGAGTCTATGAACGTCCGTATGCTCCTGAGGCTTTCCAGGACGTGAGCGGCCGTCCAGACGAAATTGACCTTCTTCGTCTTCTCGCCGTCCTTAACATCCCTCGTGAATACGACGCCACTCCCGGCCCCGCCCTTGGCGGTGACGGTGACGCTTATGCTCTGAAGATATCCGCTTACGTCGTCCGCCATGACCACGGAGGAGAAAGAGGCAGCAAGAAAAAGAATGAAATATCTCATGTGCTATCCTTTCAAGGAGTAAGTATCCCGGAATTTGCAACAACTATGGAACCCGTTGCGTTGGCGTACGAATTCCTGATCTCGTCGTCCGGTTCGGCCTCGTAAAGGACGTTGCTCGTCGCTATGCGATACTCGGTGGTCTTGGCGAAAGGGCAGAGCGGCATCGATCCCAGACCCTCCCTAGACATCACGAGGCGGTGGGGCTTCTTGAGGACGCAAACAACCCCTTCGACCTCGACATCGGAGATGACGTCCTCTCCCGTAACCAGACGCAAAAGCTTGATCATCAATCTTTCCTTTCTATGAGAACTTCAAACGGAACTTCCTTGGCCACATCCTCTGTCATTATAACAGGATCGATGGTAAATCTCAACTTCATCTGCTTGCCGCCACGAGCGGGGCTTAAAAATCGAGAAAAAAGCAAATCGTGTTCTATTGGGTCAACGTCGGTGATGCCAAGGCAGTAGCAGGTGAGTGCGCCCACTGCTGAGCCCCTTCCAGGTCCGACCGCCTCGGAACCGTCCCCATAACCAAGCAACTTCATTGACACCCTGCGGGCCTCGTCCGTCATCATCTTCTGTATGATGAAGTAACTAGCGAATCCCTTGCTGCATATGAGGTCGTACTCCTCCTTGATGCGCCTCATATAGACGGGGTCGCCCTTGGGGAGCATTCGCCTCTTGTATCCTATTGAAATGTATTCAAGGAGTTTCTGATCCGCATCCTCTATGTAAGGGAGCTTTACTGACCTGTCCAACTTGACCCCCTTGCACCTCTCCGCGACCCTGACCGTGTTCCGCTTGGCCTCCTCGAAGAACTCAAGGGGGATCGTCTCGCTGTAGTCGGAGGACCACTTCTCGTTGAGCTCCTCCTCGCTCTTCATCCAGAGGTTGGTGTCCTGGAGTTCAAAGAGATCAGCGGTTTCCTCCCTGTCCAGCTTATCCTGTATCTCCTGGAGAGTCCTGCGGGTCTGCACCATGAGCATGAGGCGCTGCATCTTGCTGTCCTCGCGCTGGGAGTAGTGACAGTCCTGCGTGAGTATGACAGGCAACCCATATTTTTCATGAGCCCTGATGATGAATTGGTTGTAGGGCTTCTGCTTCACGAAGTCCAAGAGCATGATCTCAAGGTAAAAATTATCCTTGCCGAACATCCCGATGTACTTCTCCACCATGGCGAAGCCGGCATCATCGCCCCCATGCTCAAACGCCTGGCCTATCTCGGAGTTGTAGCAGCATGAGGTGAATATGATCCCCTCCTTGTGCTTCAAGAGCATCTCGTGGTTGACCCTCGGCTTGTAATAGAAGCCACGGGTCCAAGCCAACGACGATAGATTGACGAGGTTGCTGTAGCCCTTCTGGGAGGTTGCGAGGGCCAGAAGATGATAACTCTTGCCGAGTTTCTTCCGCTCCTCTGGACTCATGTCCTCGGTGCGGCTAGCCATCTTCTCGCCCGGATTCAACTCGGGTTGCATGGGCTGGACATAAAGTTCGCAGCCGAATATGGGCTCCCTGCCGTGCTCCTCGCAGGCCTGAATCTGGCGAGGGACGGCTCCCATGGAGCCGTGGTCGGTGACGCAGAGGAAATTCTGGTTTATTTCCTTGGCTCGCTTTGAATATTCCTGGACGCTGCCAAATCCATCTAGGACACTGAAATCGCTAAGCTAGTGCAGGTGAAGATGTTCGAATCCGACAATCTTCACCCGCGATGCTCCTTTCTGTTCGCTAGACATTCAATTCCCTCTTGATCTCAAATATCCCTTTCTCCTCATCAAACCTCCAAAACAAACCCCTGATATTCAGTCGCACATTCCCGTCGTAGTCGGCGAAAACGAGCACGGAAGAGGGATCAAAAGGGACTTCCATCTCCTTGCATATCTTCTGAGCGGCAAGGGTGATGTCCGCGAGGTCGTCGGCCTCAACCCTCCAGCCCTTCTCGCCATCAAGCCAAGTTTCCATCTGTTAGTTCCTCACAGACCAAGACAACGCGCTCATGTGGTTCTTGAACTCCAAAAGAGATTCAAAGAGTATTATGTCGTACTTCTCGCACACTACCTCCACATTTCCCTTGCGCCAGAAGCCTTCGGGGCAAACAACGAACGCCTTGCCGGAACCCGCATAGAGGCCTAACTCAAGAAGGCTGATGGGGCTCTGGGTTCCGGGGGAAAAGTAGAAAACAACGTGGTCTGCACGGTCTAGCGCATTGAGTTCCCAACTTACCTGCTGGTGGAATTGTGGATTGTCAAACTTCTGCTCCCATGTGCCGTCCCAGTCGTCGCGCCTCGGGTTGAAGACTGCGAAGCCGAGTCCGAGAAGAAAAGACCCGATTTCCTTCTGCCAGTCCTCTGCCTTGCCCATCTCTATAGATCCGGCGAGGAAGAACGAGGCCTTGGACT